GTTCCGGCATTGTCTGAAATCTTGGCGCGCCAATCAACGGCCAACCTCGCATGCCAAGCACGAATTGAATATGAGCTTTCAGTTGAAGCTGCAAGCTATGAGTTAGAGCTTCGCAATTGGGAGATTCAATATAATGCATTGCACGAAGAAATGAGTCTTCTCATTTTCCAGAAAGATGAAGAGATTGATCATCTTCAAAGATCCTTATTAAAGCAATCTCCCCGCAATAATTGGATGTGGGCCGTTGGAGGTGTCGCAGTTGGTGTCGCCGCAACATATGGATCCTATAGATTGTTCAATGAAGAATAAAGATCTCAATAAAATTGCAGCAATTGAACAAGCGATTGCCAAGAAATATGGAGACGAGGCTATTCAAAATCCTCGTGCAAATTGGGACGAGGACAAAGAAAAAGAATACCTCGATCAAATGCGAGAGCTTTATAAGAAAAACAGCGAACACAAGAAGTGGGAAGAGAAAATAGATGTAAATGGTATAAAGGTATCAAAGAAACTATTTAATAGAGATTCTTTACAACGTTGTATGGTGTGTTCTTCTTCCATGAAAAAAACAGCAGACGACGTTTGCTTTCTAAAATATGAATGTTGCTACAACTGTTACATTCAATATGTGGAAGGCAGAGAGGAAAGATGGGAAAAAGGTTGGAGACCAAATAATGAAAATAACCAAAAGTGATTTAAAAAAGATAATTTTAGAAGAACTGGCTCCGGAGACAGGACAAGAAGCTCAGCCGCAACAGACTGCCCGGGCCAAGAAGGTAGCCACGGCAGCTACAACTGGCGCTCGGATGGATGTTGGTGAGTACGTAGACATGCTTAAACAAGTTTTATTGAGCCCTCAAGTTCCTGCAGCAGTCAGAAAGGCCGGCCTAGAGGAGGTTTTTGGACCCAAGGGCGCCTCTATTAATAGTTTGGTTGCACAGATGATGCAAGGAGAACAGGGATAATGGCAACAATTTATGAAATCATACAAGGACTAGCACAAGCAGCCGCAAACTCATATGACGGCGCGCTGGGAGAGGATTATGAACCCGACAAGCCTGGAATCCTTCGTAGGGAAGAGGGCGATGCCCTTATTGATCAACGAGTCATGGACGGCTTTAATGTGAAGTTTTATGGCGACATGATGTGTCTGGCTTATCAATCCGAGATTCAATTAAAGGAAGTTTATGCTTCTGGTTTTGAAGGAGATACCGACCAGCGCCTTGAGGATATTGCGGGATGGATCAAGAAAGAATACAAGAAGATTACAGGAAACTCTGTTACGTTGACAGCAGAAGGAGAAATCGATATTCGAGTCGAAAACTCTTCGCGTGTCCGTAGCTGGGTGGTCGCCAAAAAGCACTATAAAATTGGTGGACTGAGTGAGGAAATGAACCTAGAAACCGGTTCTGAGGTTCCAGCCGAGCGCAGTTGGGAAAAGTTTTTAAATCAAGGGGGCTGGGGAAAGCGCCCGAAGAATGATACAAGGAAGAAAGAATCATGAAAATTTCTATTGCACGTCTCAAAGAGATTATTATGGAGGAGGTTGCTCACGCAACTACTGAAGGCCATGATAAAGACTGGGGAATGGGTAAGGACGAAAAGTCCCGAACTCGCCCTGGAGAGGAAGACTATACCGGACACAAGGGTGACGAATCACACACCCACCCAGGAGAGCACGATTATGAACACGGCGCCGAAGAGCCTGCCTCTGACGATGTTGAAGGTCATGCCATGCTAGCCATGAAGGCTATCCATGACTTAGCCAGCGCTGCGGGGGTGGACTTGAAGGCAGATGTTTCTGGACCCGGCGATGAGGAACACGATGAAGAGGAAGTCGAAGTAGAACTTGAAGATGATGAATGAGCTTTCAACTAGACAAAAAACAGCAAGTCGGCGAGATCTTAAAGTGCGGTAAAGACCCTTCTTACTTTCTGAAGACCTATGCGCGCATCTCTCATCCGATGCATGGTCTAATTCTGTTTGATACATACGATTTTCAAGATGAGCTACTCAATAGCTTTAACGATTATCGCTTTAATGTGATTTTAAAAGCTCGGCAGTTGGGTATTTCTACTGTTACTGCCGGCTATGTTGTCTGGATGATGCTTTTTCATCGAGACAAAGCCATTCTTGTAATGGCCACTAAGTTTGCCACAGCGGGTAACCTTGTAAAGAAAGTTAAAGGCATCATGCGCAACGTACCGGCATGGCTAAAGATTGCCACCATTAGCGTAGACAACCGCACTTCTTTTGAACTGTCTAACGGTTCGTCCATTAAAGCAGCTTCCACTTCTGGCGATGCCGGTCGTTCGGAAGCCTTGTCGCTTTTGGTATTAGATGAGGCCGCTCACATCGAAGGACTAGAAGAACTATGGACTGGTCTGTATCCTACACTATCCACAGGTGGACGGTGTATTGCCTTGTCAACCCCCAACGGGGTAGGAAACTGGTTTCATAAAACCTGTGTAGATGCTGAGGCTGCCTCCAACAACTTTAATCTTACTACACTCCCCTGGCAGGTGCACCCTGATCGAGACGAAGTATGGTATCAGAAAGAAACTAAAAATATGTCCCGGCGCCAAATTGCGCAGGAACTTGAGTGCAATTTCAATACTTCGGGGGAGACAGTTATAGATCCAGATTGTATGGAGTGGTTATTCTCTACTATTAAAGAACCAAAGCATCGCACTGGCTTTGATCGTAACTTTTGGATTTGGGAAGAGTTTGATCCTACCTGTAATTATTTATTGGTAGTCGATGTGTCTCGTGGAGATGGCGCCGATTTTTCTGCCTTTCATATACTAAAACTAGAAACACTTGAAATCATTGGAGAATATCAAGGAAAGATCACGCCAGATTTATTTGCTAATATGCTAAATCAAGTTGGTCGAGAGTTTGGAAATGCCATGTTAGTAGTAGAAAATAATAATATTGGCTATACAGTACTTGACAAACTCATAGAATACGGTTATCCTAACTTATATTATTCAGTAAAGTCTACACATGAATATATCGAACAATACCAAGCAGAAGCTCATACGTCAGCGGTCCCCGGGTTTTCAACCACAATGAAGACACGACCACTAATAGTTGCAAAATTGGAAGAGTTTATAAGAAATAAACTAATTAAAGTGTACTCATCTCGGACAGTTAATGAAATGAAAACTTTTATTTGGAAAAACGGTAAGCCCCAAGCAATGAAAGGATATAATGATGATTTAATCATGGCCTTAGCTATTGCATGTTGGGTGCGCGATACTGCTATCCAAGCCAGCGCCCGCGATTTAAATTATCAACGAGCATTTGTCGATGCAATTATTACAAGTAGGACAACGATGAATACCCGAGTGTCTGGCCAACATGGCTATGAAAAAGACAACGCGTTGGATGCTAAGATGACAGACGCACAACAACTTTACGAACAATACAAATGGATTATTAAGTGAGAAACTAAATGGCACGTACCCCTCCCAAAAACAACCCCGCGAATAGTCAGTCAGGATTATTTAAAGCATTAACAAGGCTCTTTTCGGGTCCTATTGTTAGTTATCGCTCGCAGTCCGGTCGACGCATCCGACGTCAACATCTGGATCGATTTTCTTCACGCTTTAAGTCCGCCTCGGGACAACAGTTTAAGAAAACTCTTTATAGCCCTCTTGATAATATTGCTGTCAACGCTATCTCTAATCAACGACGCTCAGAGCGTTATGTAGATTTTGATCAAATGGAATACATGCCGGAGATTGCATCCACGTTAGATATCTATGCAGATGAAATGACGACCTATTCGGAGTTGCGTCCGATGTTAAATGTTAAGTGCCCGAACGAAGAAATCGCGGCAGTCCTTAATGTTCTCTTTGATAGTATTTTGAATCTCAAGTATAACCTTTTTGGTTGGGCCCGCACCATGTGCAAGTATGGAGACTTTTTTCTTTACTTGGACATTGATGATAAATACGGAGTCCAATCCGTCATTGCTCTCCCGTCACAGGAAGTTGAGCGCCTAGAAGGACAGGACTCCACTAACCCCAACTACATTCAATACCAGTGGAACTCTGCTGGTATGACTTTCGAGAACTGGCAGATTGCTCATTTCCGGGTCTTAGGAAATGATAAGTATGCTCCGTATGGTACTTCAATTTTGGAAGCCTCTCGTCGCATCTGGCGCCAGCTAACGTTGATGGAAGATGCCATGATGGCATACCGAGTTATCCGCTCATCTGAACGCCGCGTGTTTAAGATTGATGTAGGCGCCGTGCCTCCAAACGAAGTGGAACAATATATGGAAAAGGTGGTGACAAACCTTAAGCGCCATCAGGTTATTGATCCTGCAACCGGCCGCGTTGACTTGCGCTATAATCCCATGTCCATTGAAGAAGATTACTTTATTCCTATTCGGGCTGGGTCTGCGACCGATATCGTTTCATTGGCCGGCGCATCAAATATTACAGCGATTGATGATATCAAGTATTTACGTGATAAGCTTTTCTCGGCTCTTAAAATCCCGCAGTCTTATCTGACAATGGGAGAGGGAGCAGAAGAAGACAAGAGCACCCTGGCACAAAAGGATATCCGATTTGCCCGAACCATTCAGAGATTGCAGCGAGTCATCATTGCGGAACTCACAAAGATTGGAATTATTCACCTCTACACCCTAGGCTTCAGAGGCGACGATCTATTAAGCTTTACCTTAACGCTCAATAATCCTTCTCGGATTGCGGAACTTCAAGAGATTGAATTCTGGAAGAGTAAGTTTGATATTGCCGGCGCAGCCACAGAAGGCTTCTTCTCTCGACGATGGGTTACCGAGAACATCTTTGGGATGTCTCATGAAGAATTTGCGCGCAACCAGCGAGAAATGTATTATGACCGCAAACATGACGCAGCCCTTCAACAAGTTGCGGAAGCTGCTGCAGCAGCCGGCGCAGGAGGCGGTGGAATGGGCGCCGACCTTGGTGGCGATCTAGGCGGCGACCTTGGTGGTGATCTAGGCGGTGATCTTGGAGGAGAAGAGATGCCCGCTGGTGACGCCGGCGGAGAAGAGTTAGGTGGTGCAGAAGCAGGAGGAGAGGAAGAAACCCTTTTGGCAGTACCGCCCGGTTCCCGTAATGAACCCCGACTCACCCCCGGTGCTAAGGGAAAAGTATATCACCCCAAGGGTTCTCGGAAAAACCCCGGTGGAGATCGCCGTGTGGCCGGCGCCAGAATGCGCTCAAATGCAGCTAAGTATAGCCGCGAAAAAGGCAGCAGTACATTACGCAACATAGCCCCCGGAATGGGCGACTTACAATCCTTAGCAAAAATGGGTGGTGCCGCAACAGGTATTTATGAAAGGGAAGAGCCTACTTATAAAACAGGAGAGCAGAAAGAAGAAACACAATTGTTTCAGATAAATGAATCCATTCGAGATCTTATTATGGGACTTGAAAGTAATACAACCCCCACAACGGAGCCACAGGATGAAGAGTAGACACAATAAAAAGAGAAACAGCGCTTTTGTATATGAAGCTTTGATTAGAGAAGCCACTGTTGCAATTTTGAAAAAAGATCTTAAAAGACAGAAGACGGCCGTGAAGCTTATTAAGAGGCACTTTAAAGAAGACTCATTGCTTCGACGAGATTTAGAATGCCACCGGTCCCTGTATGAAAACCAGAACTTGGACAAAGAGACTTCGGAGAAAATCCTTAGAGAAGCAAAATTGGCCAGTCGGCTAATTGATTCCGAAGGTTTGTTTAAAGAGCAGAGCGTTTTGATTCATGATGTTAACAAGGAACTGGAGCCTTCTGTATTTAATAACTTTGTTCCGAACTATAAATCTCTTGCGTCTATCGCACGAATCTTCTCGGATAAAACATCCCCCAAGGATCAAGTTATATTAGAAGGCGAGATTATTAAAAACATGACCAACGCCCCAATAGAAACATCTCGCAGCGAAGAGATTGATAGTGTGGTGGTGAGAACATTTACCGAAAAGTTTAATCATAAGTATGACACGAACCTCTTAGAGGAACAGAAAGAACTCCTCATTTATTATATCTCTTCTTTTACAGACAATGCCTTAGAGCTTAAAGTATTCCTGAATGAAGAAATCGTCCGCCTCAAGGCATGCCTAACCGAGGCTAAGGCTAGCCCAGAAATTAAAAATGATCCGGATATGTTGGCCAAAACAGAAGAGATCATTGCGCGTCTAAAGGAATTCTCAAAGCGCTCAATAGATGACGAACTGTTGCTCACTGTAATGAAAACTCAAAGCTTAGTAAAGGAGATCTATACTGATGGCAGTCGTAGTTAGAATCGGCGCGGCCGCTGACGATGCGGTAGTCCGTCTGGAGATGGACATCCGCAAAAGCATGAACGGAGATCTTATGATTTTTGATCATGGCGACATTGATATTGTATTGTCAACAAAGAATAACAAGATCACCGCGTTCCCCAAAGAAACAATGAACGATTTAGTTTACGGAGCACAGAACAGGCTTTTTGCCCACTTGCGCAAAAAGGGACTCGTGATTGGTGACTCTATTCAAGCCGGCTCCTTTTTTGGCTCTTTTGAAGCTTTGATGGAAGAAGCCTCCTCCCCTGATTTAAGCACTCCCAAACTAGCTCTTATTAATATTTCTAACTTTATCGATGAAGAGCGCCCGTACTTTGAGTCCACAGAGGCTATTATCTCTATGACTGATGACGAACTTNTCCATCCGGATAAGGCCGACTCCACCGAATTGGGAGAAGTCCCACAACGCGATGAGCAAGGNTCNATCCGTCCNGGCTATATTAGAGATCCCTACTCGTTGAGTTATTTATATACTATTTAGGAAATTCTTATGTCTGAAATGAAATTGATAATGGAGAACTGGCGACAGTATGAATCTAGAGAAAAACTCTTGTCGCGGTCGGATTATATTACAGGGGTATTGGGGGTACAAATCCCTCTATCAGAAGATGGAAATACGCTTCAGTCTTATTCTCCCGAATTAATTGAAGAGATTTTAAAAGAACAGCAATTAATTGAACAGTGGTGGGGTGGCGAAGATGTTCTCCTTGAGGGTCCAATTGGANACTGGTGGCAGGGCACCAAAGAAAAANTCGCGACTTATCCCGAAACAATGCAGATGCTTTATAGGGCTACTACCGATTCCAACAAGCTTCCANCATTTACGAAAGCCATGAACCGGCGTGGGCTGGGAATCAAAGAAAAGATAATGAAATTCATTGATTTCCTTATTGCGAAGGCAAGCGGCATTCAAAACGCCGTCATGCAAAAACTGGCACAATGGGCTACATCAATCAAAAACGCCATAGAAAAAGCACTTGAGTGGGTGAACAGTATTACGAAGCCTTGGATGAAAGCTCTTGGTCTTGTAGCACTAAGTGTTGGTCTACAATTTGCTTGGAGCAAGGTCGCCGACTTCGCTCAAGAATTCTTTAGATGTGGCGGAGAGGACGAAGAAGGTCCAGCAGGGGCAGTACCCGAAACCGCTGGCTCTGTCCGCGATGTCGCGAAAGGCTGCTTTTTGAATGTTGCCAAAAAGTTTTTAAAAGATAAAGCCCAAGAGCTTTTTGGCGGCGCGCTCAAGAAGCTTTCTGATGAGGGTGCCGCCATGGTTA